ACTTGATGATGCAGTTGAAAAACTCATCAGGCGAACTATCAGAAGATATGGTTCGCCACATGGTGTTATCTAGCCTGAGACTCTATAGAAATAAGTTCCTCAAAGATTATGGTGAGTTGGTAATCTGCTGTGATGACAAAGATTACTGGCGAAAACACCGTTTCCCCTATTACAAGGCAAGTCGTAAGAAAGATCGCGAGCAGTCTAGCATCGATTGGAATGCTGTGTTCACTGCACTGAATAACATTCGCGATGAGATCCGCGACAACATGCCTTACAAAGTTGTACAAGTTCCTCATGCGGAAGCTGATGACATCATTGCTACGCTGTGTGGACTACACGGTGCAACCAAACAAAACGGCGAGATCCTCGAACCTATCCTGATTCTATCAGGTGACAAGGATTTCGTACAGCTTCAGAAATATGTGAATGTGGATATCTACAGCCCTGTTCAGAAGAAGTTCAACAGAGTAGATAATCCCGAACGATTCTTGCGCGAGCACATTATGCTAGGTGATCGTGGTGATGGCGTGCCTAATTTCCTCTCTCCTGATGACACCTTTGTCGAAGGCAAAAGGCAACGCCCAATCTCGCGCAAGAAACTATCAACTTGGGCAGAGTTAGATCCTCAGGATTTTTGTGACGAGCGGATGCTGCGTGGTTACATGCGCAATAAAACTCTCGTCGATCTTTCTGAGATCCCTCCCGATATCAAGGAGCAGATATTGCATACATATAATAGTGCGGAACCTGCTCCTCGTTCAAACATCATGAATTATTTCATGGAGAAAAGACTCAAAAGATTAATGGAAAATGTTCAAGCATTCTAGGAGGCAAACATGGCTATGAAACCTCTCAGCAAAATCATTGCTGAGGCTGAAGAAAAGAAAACAGCAAAGCAGCAAGCTGCTGTTCTGAAACAAAATCACTCGCCAGCATTGAAGGATATTTGTATCTATACTTTTTATCCTCAGGTTGAATGGAAACTTCCCCCTGGGAAACCTCCTTATCAGCCTCTGCCCGAGTCTGCTGAGCAAGAAGGTAAGTTGTATTCTGAAGTCAAGATGCTCAAATACTTCACCAATACACCAGATGGTCTACAGATGACCGATCTGAAACGCGAGCAGCTGTTCATTCAAGTTCTTGAGGGATTGGATCCAGCCGACGCAGACCTGTTGTGTCGAATGAAAGACAAGGATATCAAGATTAAGAAGGCAGCTTTGCAAGAAGCATATCCGAAGGAGCAGTGGTAATGTCCAATTCAGGTTCAGATCTTCCAGGAGGCAACTCAGCCACGTTCTTACATATCAAGATTTTAACAGATGAAATTGAATATCTAAAAACTTTGATAGAACCTCATGATACTGGTCATATACATACTACGATAAGCACGCTTGAGTGGCGTATTAAGAAACTGTTGGGTGAGGAGGAATAATGAAAGAACCAGCATTCATCATCGGAAATGGGACATCCCGATTTGAGTTTGATCTCATGTCTATTAAAGATGCTGGAACAGTTTTTGGTTGTAATGCAATTTATCGTGATTTCAAAAAAGAATCATATGTGCTTCCGCATTATCTTATAGCAATTGATCCTGGAATTACAACTGAAATAGAGTGTAGTGATTTCCCCGCAAAGCGTGTTATCATTCCTCCATTGGAGGAGCAGTGGGAACCAGCAGTTGTTAATCCGAATCGCCCCCGAAGCAACGCTGGTACAAATGCTGCTCTAGAAGCGATGAAGATGGGTCATAAACAACTCATCTTCATCGGCTTCGACTTTCTTCAAGTTCACGAAGACACTACACAATCAATCAGTAACATTTATGATGGATCGGATAACTATGACATGGATACTCGTGCACGTCCCGCTGATAATCTTGGCAGGATATCATATCTACAATGGATTGTAAGGGAAAATCCCGACGTTACATTTATCTTCGCATATCCAGAAACTCAGTTTAAATTTCCTGTGTTTGGTGATAATATATTTGTATGCACTTTTGATCAAATTATGGATAATCTGAATGGTTGAGGTATTACACAGGCAACAAGAGGATTGTAAACATCTTCTAAACAACTACATGACAGACGAGCACTATGACCACGTTGTTACAACCGATACCGATTTGTACAACGGATACACCGAGGATGAAACTTATCTAGGATTTCGGTTTCGTAAGAACGTCTTCTCTCAAGAAGAAATCACAAGTGCGTATGAAGGATTGGCTGATGCTGCTACAAGTACCAACAATCGTGGTACCAGCACAGGCACTATCGGTGATGCACGTCAAGGTAATCGCGACTGGGTTTATCCTTGGCAGCTTGAAATAATGGATAGGATTGAAAATAGTAGCGACAACCCATTGGCTGCTATGCTCGGTGAAGATAAATTCGATCCTCAAACTGTTATGGATGCGTATGTAAAGAAAAATGGTTCTCTAGATTATCATGATGATGTTCGTGGTGTTCTTTGGCATCGTTCGCGGATTGCGGAAGTTGGGATTCCATATGAAAACTTCTTTATGAACGAGCTTCCTAATCTTACACCAGATCGTGTCAGAGAGATAAGAAAGTTCATAACAACTACATCATACACAGCTTCTATCTTGAGCGGTATTGCTGGGTTCTACAACAGATACCCACGCATTCCGTTCGGTCGTGCTACTCGGTACACAGAAGAAAACATGGATAAGTTCAAACTGTGTTATCCATATATGCGTACACTCAACAAATTGTTCAAGGATCTGGTTCCCGAACGATACGCACATCAGAAAGCTGTTGCGGATAGAATTGATAAACGATTCGTTGTTGCTGAGGACACAGCATTTTCTACAATCACAGTGAACAAGAACTATCGTACAACTGCTCACGTTGATGGTGCAAACCATCCTGGTGGGTTTTCTAATCTTTCAACTGTTACCAAAGATGGTAAAGCTGGTTGGTCTGGAGGTTTGTTTGTTCTGCCTGAGTTCCGTGTAGCAATTGATTTGAAGCCAGGAGATGCTTTGCTGGTCGATAACTGTGGTATCATACACGGCAACACCGAAATCAAACCTCCAGCTGGTATGGATGTTGAAGATATGGAACGTATCTCACTTGTATCTTACATGCGAGAAGATATGACTATGCTAGGATCTTGGGAGTACGAACAAGCTCGTAAAGATTATGTGACCCTGCGCAGACAGGGAGCCACAGAGGAACAAAAGAAAGCCAAGTTCAACGGAATCACTCCAGGCATGTTTGATACACCTGAGTTTGATGAATTTTGTGATCAGCGTGAAATTGCGAAAGAAGATAGAGGAAGGAAGCGAGGGTCATGAGGTGGTAGCAACAGTAACATATCTCCGGCATCCTAAGACTAACAAAGTCTTCACGATTGCCGACCCGAAGGGCAAGCGCAATTGGTTTACAATGACGCTTGGTATTTCAGATGAAAACTGGAACCCAGTTAGTGATATGAAAGATGCTGTTCATATCGGCACGGGATATAGTGAGAAGAACAACACCCTGATTGGTATGAACTGGATGCGAGAGTTCTTCACTGAGCATGGCAGGAAACCAAACATCGTCGATGCTGGTACAAATATCGGCGAGATGTGTGTGTACTTTTCTGAGTATGCTGAAACGATTTGGGCGTTTGAACCTATACCAAGCACCCATGAAATAACTCAGATGAACCTGAAGAATAACAACGTGAACAATGTCATTCTATACAATTATGCTTTGGGATCTGAGGATGCTGTGCTTCATATGTCGTTCAACGAAAATGGAAACAACGATGAAGCTAAGATAGTGAAGAAACCAAACAAAAACAGTATCGAGGTCAATGTTAGGAGGCTCGATGATTTTGATTTTGGCGTCGATTATCTTAAGATAGATGTTGAGGGTCATGAGCTGGAAATGCTCAAAGGATCAGTGGAAACTATTAAAACATACAAGCCAGCTATACAAATTGAATGCTGGGTTCGTAAAGGTAAAGACCCTGTTGTTCAGGAAAGACTAGACAACAATAGAGTTGCGGTGTATGGGTTTCTAAAAGATCTGGGGTATAACCCATATGGCAAACCCACACGTATGAGCCATGATCTTGTTCATCTAGAAAAGCCAATGGATTATAAGCTCGAGGACTCTTGGTGGTTCCCCGAACGACGTGACGTTTCTATTACAGACTTTCTATGAAATACATACATCCTGACAACAAAGATAAACCATTTATAGATTGGCGGGCATTTGATAAACGTGAAGAAGGTTTCTTCATGTGGCTTGATTGGCGTCTGAAGTGGAGCGATCTTGACCATTATATGCCAGCCAATACATATCGTGATGCGACTGGTGTAAAATCGCCGACAGGTGCACCGATGACTAAAGAACAGTCACTCTGGTATTGCCTGATCTATGGTTGTACATATCAAACTGAGATGGCTTGGGTTATCTACTGGAACTTTCCTAACTTTTGGGAAATTGACATAGACGAGATGCAGCGGTGGAATGTAGAAAACCTAGACCGCCAAAGGTATGCTAGGGACACCAAATATAACAAGGGTCGTATCGCTGAGCAAGTCAAATCTATGCGTGAAGTTATCAAGCCATATGGTACGATACAAAACTGGGTCGAAAGTCACCTCGATACAGACGAAAACAAGTCATTTGAAAATATGTTTGAAGCTGCCTTCAAGATACACAAATATGGCAGGATGACGACTTGGTTGTTTACACAGGCATTGCATGAAACTGGTGGTATGCCTATCAAACCCAATACAATGCTGGCTACACACGAATCGAACTGGAGTGTGCGGTCTGGGTTATGCTACCTCTATGGACTAGATGATATCATCGAGGCAAAGACCAAACAGAAGTTGTCTGCTGATGACATGAACAAGGTTAGGGACGCAGAGTTAGATGTTTGTGCTAAAGCAGCCGAGCGTGTCAGCTTTCCGCTGTTTTCTAATTTCCTGCTAGAATCTCACCTGTGTCAGTACAAGAAGTTGATGCTCGGCGGTGATTATGGCGGTCACTCGACGGGAGACCACTACTCACGTGCATCCTGGCTGGCTGAACGTTGGAAAGGTGAGGTCAATTTTGATGCATTCTTTGAGGATGCTATGAAACAGTACAATCCTGTAGTCCAGCGCAAGGTTGAGTCTAAAGCACTCCGCGATTTGTGTAAGAAAACAGGTCAGCTCATCAATATGCATGATGACTACGACTTTTTGCCAAATATGTACAAAGAAACCGAAATGAACCCAGACTGGTTCTATACCAAAGACAATGAGAAGCGAGCGATTGAGTATATCGACAACTACAAAAAAATGCTGTTCGAGTCTAAAACTCACTTGCTTTTCTCATAAATTTGAGGTACAATGTTTCATAATGAACGGAGAGTTACATGAAAGATAAAATCAATGTTGCAATTGTCGGTGTCGGCAACTGTGCTAAGTCTTTGGTTGAGGGTGTTGCCCTCTATAGTATATCAAACCAGACTGAGGGTCTAGCATTTGCAAACATCGGCGATTACAGAGCCGAGCATATTAATTTTGCTCTAGCATACGATATTGATAAGCGCAAGGTTGGTCGTCCACTATACAATGCAATCAAAGCCAAGCCGAACAATGCTATGGATTTCCAGGTAACTGATGATGATATCATTGCTGTCGGCGGTAATATCAAAGTCAAGCGTGGTGCGCTGTATGATGGTGTGGCTCCTCATATGCTAACACATGACGAGGAAGAGTCTTTTAGACCTACACACGACCCAGAGCCGACAGCCGAAGATATTATCAGAGATTTGAAGAAGAACGAAATCGATGTGTTACTAAACTATCTGCCTGTTGGTTCTGAAACGGCGACTCGATTCTATATCGAAGCCTGTATTGAAGCCAAGGTGCCGTTTGTCAACTGTATCCCTGTGTTTATCGTTTCTGACTGCTATTGGGAAAAGCGACTGCGTGATGCTGGTATCCCTGCTATCGGTGATGATATGCGTTCTCAGCTTGGTGCATCTGTTATGAGTCAGGCACTACAAGAGTTGTTCTTCAATCGTGGTATGCAGGTGCAGTTCCACGAGCAGACCAACCATGGCGGCAATACTGACTTCCTCAATATGATGGACCACAGTCGGTTGGCGTCTAAGAAGATATCTAAGGAGAACGTCATTCGCTCTCAGAACGATATTCGTAATATCCCTGTTCCTAAGAATGGTATCTATGCTGGTCCTTCCAGTTATATTGCATACCATGGTGACAACAAGGTTGCTCACTTCCGTATCGAAGCGACAGGATTCGGTGGTGCACCAGTGACTTTTGATGCTAGACTATCTGTTCAGGATTCCCCGAACAGTGCTGGTGTTGTCATTGACGCCATCCGATATCTACAAGTTGCTCGCGAGATGGGTATGGTAGGATCTTTGCGTGGACCTTCCGCTGCCACGCAGAAGACGCCGCCTGATCAGATGATGATACAGGATGCGTTCGAGGAGTGCGAAGCACTTGCTCACCGCCAGTGGACTGAATCAACCAAACTTCACAATGCAGCATAAGGAGAGCGTTATGAAGTCTATTATTATCGCAGGTGCAGTTGCTCTAAGTCTAACTGCTTGTAACAGCGTAACAAATCAACAGGGTGGTGCAGTAGTAGGTGGTGTTGCCGGTGGCGTTCTTGGTAACACAATCGGCGGTGGTTCTGGTAAGACTGCGGCTACCATTGGCGGCGCTATTATTGGAACTATTGTTGGGAGTAGTGTTGGAGAGAACATGGATAAGCAGCAGCAGACTCCTCAGGTTATCGTACAACAGCCACAGCCTGTTCCTATGCATCCACAATATAAAAATTACCCTGCAGACGCTTGTAGTCGTTATATTGGCAACGAAGGTGCTTATGCTAGCTGTCAGCGTGGCGCAGCACAACGTAATGCCGAAATACAGCAACAGTTAGAGCGTGAAGCATATCAAGCAGGAAAAGGTCAGTAAACGCATGATAAACACGTATGACCTGGACGGAGTGATCAGCCTCGAGGACGCTGGTATTCCTGGTGTAAGACCTGACCCTGATGATATCATCATTACAGGTAGATCATTCGAGGAAGCTGGAGAAACGATGGACTACCTCCGCTCCAGGGACATATCTAATATCGTTATCTTTTCTGATGCTAAGTATGAAGAGAAGAGCAGAGAATACTCTGGTATCCGTAAAGGTCTTGTCATCTCAACTCTAATAAACAATGGGTTGGAGCATGGCGTGCACTTCGAGGATGATGAAATTCAGATAGAACAGATACTTAAGATCTGCCCTGATTGTAGGATAGTACACCTGAATCATGATTTGACCGACAAGGAAAACAAGAAGAGATGAATAAAGTGATTGCAATTG